AAATTATAATAATTAAATCTAAAATCTTTTACTTTATCTATTTGTGTAAATTTTTGATTTAATAATAAGTTACAACCATATCCAACTAAATCATTACTATGAATAGATATTATCATTTGTTTTCCTTTTGCGATTCTAAGTGATTTAATAACTCTTGATATTCTAAAACTTTTTCAGGCGATAAATTATATTTTTGTTGTAAATACAAATTATCGTATTTAGATTTTTTAAAACTAGGGAATTTAATAAATTTAATTCTTTGCTGTTTAGCAAAATCTGATATTATATCAAATTGAACTTCATCAGGTATAAATTGACTATAATAATTGAAAAAGTCGGCTATCTGCAAAGTTTTTGTGTTACCTGATAGCCATCTGCAAAACATAAAAGAATTAAATTTTTTCTTTTCGTCTAGTGATAAGTCATTAAATTTACAATCAGATGTAAGACATTTTGAAAAAACATTAAACATTATTTAATCCCCTAACCTATAATAAGTATTAATCCTACTGAAACACAGGCTACAAGAATACATATTACTATGATACTTATAAACATCTTATCTATATAATCCTGTAAATTCATTTTATCCCCCTTTATATCCAACCACAATTATCAGCAGTTAGCGGTATTATATCAGATTTTTGTGATGATAAATTCTTAAATTCTATTATTAAAGTATTTAATTCATAATGTTTTAAATATAATTCTAATTTCTCTAAATTAAAAGTAGTTGCAGAATTATTATACTCCCTAATAATATCTGTTTCTATTTTGGCAGGTATTCCACCTTCTAAAACTAAAACTTTATTTCTATTATATTGAATTCTATATAAAGGATTAGAATCTAAAAACTTATCTAAACTTCCAAATTCTTTAATTTTCTTTAATAATGTGGCTTCGCCAAATCTAGGATTATCAAAAATATCTAATTCATTTTTCTTATTAAGTTTATTATAATCACTAAATATTGATTTATCCTTAAGATGATAATATTCTAATTCAGTAATATTAATATTTTTTGATTTAAGGTATTCTTTAAAATTTTTACTAAATATTGTATTATCAGTTATTTTAGGAACATTATCTGAAACATCACCTAAACATATATGGCAAAGTTCCCAATGTTCGCCTTTATCTTCTTCTGTGATAAATTTATTAGTAATAGCCGAATATTGTTTAACATCGCCAAAATGATGAAGTTGTATCATATCTTTATCAGGACTATGAATTAATATCTTTTCAAATGGTGCATATCTTTTAGTTAATACTGCAATTAAATCATCTGCTTCAGCACCTGGAACTGCAAAAGATTTAAAAGGTGTATAATCATTAATTACCTTTACTAATACGTCTAAGTGTTTAAAAACTTCTTGATAATTAACTTCAGATTCTTCTCTTATTGCTTTACGTTGTTCTTTATATTCAGGATATATTTCTTTACGCCAATAAGCCCTTGAATGGTCGTCTAAACAAATAACTAAATCTTTATATTCAGCATTATAAAATCTATATACTTCTAATAATTCTGTTAAAATTTTATGAATACAAAGATTTATATATTCAGATGTTACGTATTTTTTATCTTTTTTATGTGGATTGGTATTTTTAATTGCTGTAAAGATTGAACGATGTATAAGAGAACTAAAATCATATAATATCATTATGTTTTCCTTATTTAAAAATTTTGTATTAGTATAACAGGGGATTGTTTAAAATCCCCTTAATTGATTTATTTTGATAATCCGTTAATCAAAGCGTCTAGTTCATCATCAACTGAAGTAGCAGGTTGTGCTTGTGGTGCAGTTGGTGTTGGTGCAACAGGAGTCACAGGTGGCTGAACTTGTAATCCTGTTAAGCCTGTATCAAACGGAACTTCATCAGGTTGTGATACTTTAACTTGTGTTTGTTGTGCTGATTGTGCTTTTGGTGCAGAACTTGTAGCACTAGGTGTTTCAGCGTCTTGAAACATAACATATTTAAGTCTATTTTGCAAGAAATCATATGTTTTATAGTTTGCTTCATCTAAGAACCAAGACAACTTATGGCAGTGTGTCGTAATATCAGAAATTGCTTCTTCAACAGAATTATAAATTGCTGAAGGTTGGTCGTCACATTTTGAACTATCATAATCAATTAGTCCATTTGAGCCTTTTTTAGATATAAGCATAAAGTTATATCCATTAATAGGGTTAAATAGATTTTTAGGTTTAATACCTAGTTTTTGTTGTGATTCAGGCGGTTGTAGATAGCCTTGAATTGCTTGTGCCATTTTATAAGACATATCTAGCAAGAAAATCTTACCATTATTTTCAGGATTAACAGGGTCGTTAATTACTTTAATATTAGTAATATATCTTGTTGCTCTGTTGAATTTTTTAGATTCTTCTTTTTGTCCTGAATTATAAAGTTTTTGCCACGCTTCAAAAAATGGGTCTGGCTTGCCTATTGTTGTAGGACTCCACTCATTACAAAATCTTTTTTTGCCATTTTTAGTAAATGTTGTATTGATTCTAAAGACTTTTTGGATTGTTCCCATTGAGCCGTCTTCACGCTTTTCGCCATCAGGCAAAAATCTTATCAACGCTGAACCATTGCCTTCTTTGTCTTTAGGTAGGTTGTAAAAACGCTTGTCGCTGTCATAATCTGACTTTGCAAAAGGGTCATTATCCCCTGTCATTTTGTTCCAATCAAATACATTATCAAATTCACTCATAATTTTATCCTTTTCAATTTTCTATTTTCAATTTTCTATTTTCAAATATTAAATAATTATTAATATATTATTAAAAATTTATTAATAATTAAAACCTTTTGCTAATCCCTTAATCTTGTCTAAGAATTGCTATAACAATTTTAAACACGTCAGTTATGAAAACAAGTCTGTAAGCGTCTTTTACTTCATTATATACCACCTTTACTTTGTAATTTGTAACAGGAATTTTATTAAATAATTCTGTTTTTATTCTTATATTAAAATTCTTTGATGAAGTATTAAAATAAGATTTAGAATAAGAATTTGATGAAATAGCGTATTTATTATTTAACACTAATTTAAGTGTCGTATTTCCGTCAATTGCATTAAATTCTAAGCCGTCTAAGTCACTAAAGATACTATATGCTTTTGAAATTTTTGAAATTTCTTCTGAACTTAAATCAAATTCTGCTACACTTGGAAAATTAGCAGTAGATTCAACAATATTAGCAGGTTTCTCATAAGGTTTAAGAGTAAATTCATCTGCTAGTAAATAAACTGCTGAATCTGTATTATCTGATGAAGTTATAGTAATTTTTTCATTATCTGCTGTAATACTAGGATTTTCATCAAATAAAGACAATAATTTAAGTAATTTAGATAATTCAAATATACCTAAATTGTCAAATTGTTCTGAATCTAGTGCTTGCATATCGACATTTACTAAAATTTCAGATGATTCTGATGAAATAGTAGTAACAGGATATTTCAAAATTACCTTATCAGATATAGCATTAAGTTGTCTTAAGACTTTCTGTGTTGCTAAATTTAACATTATTGTGTGTTGCTCCTTTCTGTAAATTTATATACTTATATTACTATAAATTGTCTTATAGTTGTCTTAATCCGAATAGCATTTGTCCTATTGCATTATAAAATTCAGGGTCATTTCTTACTATTCTTATAAAGTTATCTGTTGTATCTTTAAATAGTGTAGCACCACCACCAACTATACAAAGAAAATCTGCTTTATCCAAAAATGAAGGAAACTTCTCTTCAACTAATTTAAGTAAAGATTTTAAGTATTCTTTCTTAGTTTTATTGACAAATTCTTTATAATCGTGTTTAGTTCCACGCAATTTATAATAACCTGTATCTAAGACTTCTCTTGCTTCTTGTAAAGTGATTTGTCTATTATGATTTTTATAAATTTCTTGTGCTATTTCTGCACTACACTTTAAAATTCCATTTTTTTCGATACCACAGAAGAGATTTGGGTCTGTTAAACCATCATTAACCAATAGTAAATCTAACGTATTAAAACCAACGTCTGCTAGAACATATGACGATGTGCCTAAATACTCTTTTTGCTCTTCAGGAAACTTATTACCATATTTGTCAATTGCAAGTTTTGCACCTGCTCCTTGTGGTAGAACATAAACTTTTTCAAATTTATAGTCTGTTTCATCTATTGTAAAACTTTCCAATCTTGCTTGAAAATATCCTGAATAATTAATTTGTGCTATTGATAATCCTGCAACAATAATATCAGGGGTAATTCCGCATTTTTTGATTGTGTGTTTAAGTAACAACGGAGCATAATATTCAAGATTTTTATATTCTGTAATATCTATCATATTTTGAGATGGTAAATGTTTTGCTTCATCGCCAACCATATAATAGTTATCATCATATTGATAAATCTTATCATTTTCAACTTCATTAACTTTTTTTGTAATTCCTATTAATGAAGGGAATTTAAATTTTTTTAATATTTCGCCATATTCATTTGCTACTACGACTTTTACACTAGAATAGCCTAAATCTAATCCCATTATATACATTAAATGTCCTTATGTTAATTTAATGAATTTATAGTGTATCGCACTCTTATTCGCCTGTAACGCTTCAAATATCAAGTATCGACCTTATCAAATAGAATAAAGGGGATTTTAATAATCCCCTAGTAGTATTAAAGTTCAAATCAAATTTCAAAGGTTGATGAAACTTTAAGTGTAACTTTCTTACCTGCAGGTTTAACCCAAGATTTGCCATTTGTAACGCCTTTGCGTTCTTTTGTGGCTCTTACTTTAAGTTTGCCAAGTTCAGGCAATACAACTTCATCGCCTGCTTTAAGTGCAGGAATAATAATCTCACTGAATAGAAGTTCAATAATTCCTTCTGCTTCAACTTTTGTGCTGTCAAGTTTTTCTGCTAGTTTAGCAACCAACTCTTTTTTTGTCATATGTGACTCCTTGTGTTAAATTTTTAAATTTTGCATATTATCCGCTATTTTAACATCTCTATTAATATCAGGGATAACAGGCTTTTGTATGATTTCTTGACTACTAGAATTACTTTGAGATATTTCTGTTGATTCTAAGTAGTCTTTAAAATCAATCGGAACATCTGTATTATCGGTAAGTGTTTCTGATTTATCATCTTGTTTAGTAGTTTTACGTGATTTAGGTTTAATAGTTTTATTAGTAGTATTTGAATTAGAATTTATAATATTAATTTCTTCATCACTATTATTAGAACTTTCATCAAATTCTAATATAATTCTCTTTAAATTAGTTGTATCATCTATATTAATAATCATCTATAAATTCCTTTATTTAAATTGATGATATTATATAAAATTGATTATTAAATAAACCTTAAAATTTAATCAAAATAGTAAGTTTTTAGGGGATTTTTGAGTTTTTTTTAAAAACGTCCGAATACAGGGTCAGGATTTTCCATATATTCTTTAGTTTCTAAATCTTGTTCTTCTTTGATATTTGTCAATTCATCAAAGTAAGATTCAAGCGTTTTAAGTTCATTAGTATCTAAATAATC